GCACAATTCTGGTGCACGTTGTCCCTCCCTCGTGGGCCACTGACCACGGTTCGTTGACCGTGGCCAGTGGTGCGAGGTCGGGGGTTAGTCTTCGACGTGAGTGGCGAGCTTGAATGCAGCCCATAGGAAGAGGACCGTGATCGCTACGCGTGGTAGGACGTACAGGATGGTGTCGATAGTGTTCATGGGATTACTCGAAGATGTCGGTAAGTAAGAGAGCAATGACGCCGAGGAGGACTGTCTGTGGATTCTTCTTGGCGTAGTCGATGGCGTTAGCTACGTGAGGCTTGGCCTTGGCAGCGAGATCGTTGAGCTGGTCCATCTTGGTGGGTTCGGTGTTGGTGTCCTGGTTATTGGTCTGGTTGTCGATGTACATGGTTAGTTGCTCCTTGAGCGTGATTAGTGAACAGATACATAAGAACCACTGACCGTGAGACGCGAAGCGTCGAACGTGGTTAAAAGGGGGTTACTGTGGGACAAGGTTCCAAAATGAGAAATCGTGAAACGTGATCCGGGGTGGGGTACTTCCGGGAAGGGGGTGGGTGCTGGGGGCTGGGGGGAGATTGTGTGTAAGCGATGCAGAAAGGGTTTCGAAAAAAATTTCTGCAAAAAAATTCTATAGAAAATGCTTGCAAGATCAGGCGTATACTGCGCACAGCTCTATGGCGCAGGAGGTCTCTGGCGACCTTCCATAGAGCACTGCCCTCGTGGAACAGACCAAGACCTGTGCTCGTTGTCAGACGGACCTGCCCTTAACGAGCTTCGAAGCCATGAAAGGCGGCTACAGGACGATATGCCGCCCCTGCAACCAAAGCACGCGCCGTCAATCACGGTCCACGGGCTACGAACCCTACCTCTCTAACCTCGTATCCACGAGCCGTAGCAAGAGTAAGGATCGTGGCTTCACCGACTACCAGATCACCGCCGAACACCTGGTGGCTCTCTGGCAGAAACAAGGGGGCCGTTGTGCGATATCAGGGGTCGTGCTCACCCATCACAACGACGGTTCTGGCCTGAAGGACTTCAACGCCAGCATCGATCGGATCGACAGCCAACAAGGCTACATACCGGGAAACGTGCAGCTCGTCGCGCTCCGAGTTAATCTCCTGAAGCAGAGCCTCAGCTGCGACATGTTGTACTGGTGGGTCAAGACTATCTACCAGCACTCTTGTGATTGATGATTAGCGGGACTAATATACATGCTGCCGGAAGTCCAGGAAAATCTTAAGGTCGAGGTATTTGCGATCGAGGGCTTCGAAGAGGCGATCATCGGAACCGCGTATAGGGGCGGTTACGAGGTGTTGGTGTACGACGGCTACGCAGCCGAGCTCATCATCACGAGCCTCAACCCGAAATCAGCCTCCCTGCACGATTACCTGGTCTCGATCCGTTTGCACGAATTAGGCGACCGCGCCCCCGTTTTTGTGTTCTTGGATGAAGAAGTTGTTGGAGAGCTCAACGATTCAATTAGAGAACCAGGAACTCCTGTCCACTGACCAGGGCGAAATGAGCCACCTGGAGTTCCAGGCGCTCACTCCCTACATGGGCTTGGCGCTCGGCGAACTGACCGTGCAGCAGGAGCGATTGGTCTTGTACATGGCTCGCGGCATGACGATCGCGGCCGCTGGGCGTGCTGCTGGTTACGCGAGTAGCCAGAGTGCGCACGAGGCGTCCAAGCGACCGGCCGTGCGCAAAGCGCTGGATTACTTCCGCGAGCAGATGCGCGAGGAAGTGAAGTTTACGCGGGCGACGGCCCATCAGATGTATCTGGAGGCGTATCAGGCAGCGGTGAATGCGACGGAGATGAAGAACACGGTGGACTCACTCGTGAAGCTCCACGGTCTCGCCGCTCCCGACACTGCTACCCAGATCAACATCAACTTGGGCGCGAAGCAGTTCGAACGATTAACGGATGAGGAGCTCTTGAAGCTCGCAGGTAGAGACGACAGCTATCTGGAGCCCGAGGCCCCTTGACCGACGAAATCCCAACTCGCAAGTGCAAGCGCTGCAAGAGTTTGCACCCGGTGACCTTGTACTCGAGCGAGGTGGATGGGCTATGCGTTTACTGTAAGGCAGATGATGTTGAAGCACTACCCAGTCCAGAAGCGCCGAGTCGCGTGGACCGAGGAGGAACGCCAGATGAACTTAGCGTCGAGGAAAAAGCCCGACAAGAGCTCGCGTTTCGCGTCCTTTCGCGCAAGCGTCTATTGCCGTTTGTCGAGCGCTTCAACCCGGATTACTCGGCTGGCTGGGTCCATAAGGACATCTGTAAGCGGCTGGAGAAATTCTCTCGCGACGTGGAAGAACAGAAGTCGCCACGCCTTATGCTCTTCATGCCACCGCGCCATGGAAAGTCCACGCTTGCATCTGTGGCGTTTCCGGCTTGGCATCTGGGTCGTAACCCTGCGCATGAGTTTATTAGCTGCTCGTATTCGGGCTCGCTTGCGATGGGTTTTAGTCGGAAGGTACGTCAAGTGCTTCGTGAACCGACCTATAAAACGATCTTTAAGACGCGCCTCGATCCGGACAGCCAGAGTGCTGAAGCTTGGCTAACGACCTCAGGCGGTGGCTATGTGGCCGCCGGTGTGGGCGGAGGTATCACGGGTAAAGGTGCGCACGTTCTGGTCATCGACGACCCGGTCAAAAACCGCGAGGACGCCGAGAGCCAGAACAACCGCGATGCTAACTGGGACTGGTATACGTCAACGGCGTACACCCGTCTCGCACCGGGCGGCGGCGTCCTGGTCATTCTGACGAGGTGGCATGATGATGACTTGGCTGGTCGACTACTTAAAGCGGGTTCTGAAGGTGGGGACGAATGGGAAGTCGTCCGATACCCCGCCATCGCCGAAGAAGACGAAGAGTTCCGTAAGGCTGGTGAAGCCCTCCACCCCGAGCGCTACAGCATCGAAGCGCTCCGTCGGATCGAAAAAGCGGTAGGCCCGCGTGACTGGTCGGCGCTCTTTCAGCAGAACCCTGTCGCTGACGACGGCCAGTACTTCACCCGCAGCATGATCAAATACTACGACGTGGACGAGGTGGACCAGGACGCCATGCGCTACTACTGCGCGTGGGACTTGGCCATCGGCCGCAGCGATCGTAACGACTACAGCGTGGGCATCGTCGTCGGCGTCAATCAGCAGGACGAGATGTTCGTGATGGACTGCGTCCGTGGCCGCTGGGACGGCTTCGAGATCGTCGAGCGCATACTGGATCTGTATGAACAGTGGCGCCCCTCCATCATCGGTATTGAAAAGGGCCACATCGAAATGGCCCTTGGTCCGTTCCTCGAGAAGCGCGTGCGTGAGCGCGGGCTGTACGAGGCGTACTTCAAAGATTTGAAGACGGGGCGCCGGGACAAAGAGGCCCGAGCCCGTGCCATCCAGGGCCGCATGCAGCAGGGAATGGTGTACTTCCCCAAAGAGTCATCGTTCGCTGGCCCGCTCATCGCTGAGCTGCTGCGCTTCCCCAACGGACTTCACGACGACCAGGTCGACGCCTTGGCGTGGATTGGTCTCATGATGTCTGAGTTCTCTACCTTCCAGCCCGTTGTAGTTCACGAGCCCTCCTGGCGGGATAAGCTCCTCACCCTTGCTCGCGGTCCCCGCCAGAAATCCGCGATGAGTGCATAACTATGGCAAAGATCAAAACCCCTTCGATGGAAGATCAGCAGGTTGCCCGCAAGCAGTGGGACCGTTACGTACGGGCCCGTGACAACGGCCACCTGCAGTACATCGAGATGGCCAAGAAGTGTGATGCGTTCTATCGCGGTGACCAGTGGGACGTGGCCGATCTATCTCGGCTCGAGGCCGAAGGTCGTCCAGCACTGACCATCAACACCATTCTCCCAACCGTGAACACGGTCCTCGGAGAACAGTCCACTCGCCGGGCGGACATTCAGTTCAAGCCCCGACGCGGTGGCGACCAGGACGTGGCCATCGTCCTCACCAAGCTGTACATGCAGATCGCGGACAACAACAAGCTCGATTGGGTCGAGCAGCAGGTGTTCAGCGACGGTCTGATCATGGACGGCCGTGGTTACTTCGACGTCCGCATGGACTTCAGCGACCACGTCGAGGGTGAGATCCGCATCTCGGCCAAAGATCCGATCGACATCCTCATCGATCCGGACGCCAAAGAATACGACCCGAAGACCTGGAACGAGGTGTTCGAGACTAAGTGGATGACCCTCGACGAGATCGAGGAGCTCTACGGTGCCGACAAGGCCGAGCAGCTGCGCTTCGTGGCTGAGAACGGCAACAGCTTCGGCCGAGACTCCATCGAGTACGAAGAGACCCGCTACGGTAAGACGGACACCGCCCAGGATTACTTGGGTGCTGCCATCCCGGGTAACGATGATTATCGCAACGTCAAAGCGCTGCGCGTCATCGAGCGTCAGCACCGCCGCATGGGCCGTGTGGATTGCTTCGTCGATCCTCTGACCGGGGATCAGCGCGAAGTGCCCGAGGGCTGGAGCGAGCAGAAGACGAAGAAGTTCGCCAAAGAATATGGCCTCGGCGTCATCTCCAAGGTGAAGCGCCGCGTCCGCTGGACGGTCACCTGCGACAAGATCGTGCTGCATGACGACTGGTCGCCGTACGATGACTTCACCATCGTGCCCTACTTCGCCTATTTCCGTCGCGGTCGCCCCTTCGGCATGGTGCGTAACCTGTTGTCGCCGCAGGAGCAGCTGAACAAGATCGCGAGCCAAGAGCTGCACATCGTTAATACCACAGCTAATAGTGGCTGGATGGTGGAGAGCGGCTCGCTCGTCGGCATGACGGCGGACGACCTCGAGGAGCACGGTGCAGAGAC